TGTCCGGTGAAAAACATCGATTGTCTCGCCTACTATCCGGAAACATCTAGGAGCCCTGCAACGTGCGGGCTCATGATCAAGATTCAGGACATTTTAGACGGCAAAGAAGCATGCAAAAGAGGAGTTGAGGATGCAATACGAAGAGCAAGGAAATGTGTATCCGATGGATGAGATGGATGTTCAGACTATCGACATGATCACAGCCTATGAGGTTTCCGCGGAGGCTGAAATGAATGATGACGATGAGCAGTGTGTTTTCAGGCCGCAGATTGTTTGTGCCACGATCAAGGATCTCCTCGATGTTGTGACAAGATTTGTCTGCGATGGCGTCTACGGTGATCGTATCATCGTGGAGATCGTTCAAATGCCACTTGAAAAATTCGAGGCCCTCGATGATTGGTGCGGCCTCCTCAACTAGCCTGGACGCCCGGCCATCTATGAACGCATAGCTGTTTCCTAACAAGGGGTTCTTGATGGTCATAATGGGTTTGGATCTTTCATTGAGACATACGGGAGTGGCCGTAGTGGGTGATGGATATGAGCTACTGTATAGCGGCGTCTTCCACACCCCGGCCACACATAAAAATTCCGAGATAGATTGCGTGATTTGCGGAATGCAACAGCGAGACCAGATAGTCCCTATTCTTCGCCGCTTTGATCCTGAGGTTGTGGTGATCGAGGGACCGTCATATGGATCGCACATGGCGTCGCGGGCTGCCCAGCTGTGGCAGGCCACCGGTGTCGTAAAGACGGCAGTAATTGAAACCGGTGCTGAAATCGTCATCATAGCTCCATCTTCGCTGAAAAAGGCAATAACCGGCAATGGCCGGGCCGAAAAGAAGGAGATGATTCGAGCGATTGAAGACCGGTTTATGTTGGGACTTACCAACGATAATGCAGTTGATGCATTCGCTCTCGCTGTCTGTTACCTAGACAGGAGTTAGATGATGGGTGCTAAAATGCTTCCTCAGGCGCCGCGGCAATATCACGGTATGAGCGGCACTAAAGAACATCGTGCTTGGCTGGATATGAAAAAGCGATGTTTCAGTGATAGCTATAATGAACATGAACACTACAAGGACCGTGGCATCGGAATGTGTGACTCGTGGCTAATGTTCATGAACTTCTATAACGATATGGGTCCAGCGCCATCACCGGAACACACCCTGGATCGTATTGACAACGACGGCGACTATTGTAAGGAGAATTGTAGGTGGGCGCTGCAAAGTGTGCAACAGAACAATAGGTCCAATAATCGGCTTCTTACTTATAAGGGCAGAACCCAAACGATGTCCATGTGGGCTCGAGAGAAGGGTATTACACCGAATCTACTGCGCCTTAGATTAAGGCGTGGCTGGAGCGTTGAAGAAGCACTTGAGATACCATTTGGTGTTCGTCGTGCCAGCTATATACGTGGTCTACATCCAGAAGAAGTAGATCCAATACCACACTTCACTGTCAATGTGTTTGTGATGGGACATTTGGTACTTGCGGGGGTGGCCTGATGAGGGGATCGAAGGCAAAAGCACTTAGAAAGGGGATTTACGATGGGGTTGATTTTCGCGATCGTCGCTACTTTGTTCATCGTGATAATCCACGAACTGTATTCGCCGATTATCTCCGCGGGCTCTACCAGAAGGGGAAGAAACTATGCCGCGGCCTAAAAAACAAGGAAATCCCGGCACAAGCTCGGCAGGCAGTGATGAATTGGGAGAAGAATCTTTCGTCATTGGACCAGGAAGCTCAATAACGTCGCCTATCGAGGACAGCGGCGTCCCAGAGCCCACCCCGGGCACCACTCAGGAGTGCTATGTAACTATGATTGGTGCCCAGGGCATCCTGGAAAAGCTCGACAAGCTGATGGCCATGGGTAAGGAGCGCAGCGATGATGAACTCTATGCGCTTGGTAGGACCCTGAAGTGGGAATTCGGGCGGATGTGTACGCGGGCGACCGCCCAGGTGAAGGCGAAGAAAAAGAGCGAAGCCCTTACAATATTGGCCTCCGATTGGGGGTGGCAACACAAAAATCTTGGTTACGACATCATCCACCTTCTCCGCACGCGCTGTGATTTAACGGCGAAGGATCTTTCCATCCTACTTGGAATCAGCGAGTCAGCTGTAATACAGGGTGTGCAAAGATATTCGGAGAAAATTGGTGAGCAAACCAAGCTCTACGAGGATTCCGAGAAACATGAACGCGCCGAACTCCTCATGGAGCGCATTTATTCCTACATCATGGACCCAAATTTCCCGGCCATGGATCGGGACAAACTTAATGCTGCCAAGGCCTATGTCGAACTCTACAATAAGCAGCTCGAGCGTGACACTTCGCTGACATGGCACCAGGTGTCGATGGTGAGCGACTGGTTTTTTTCGGAGCTGCTCCCGACTTTGCAGCAGCGCCTGCAGGCTGAGAATTCCTCAGTGAGTGTAAGGCAAATCTGCCTGGAACTTTTCGACAAGCTAACCGGTGATATCCGAGAGTTATCGACGAAAGTCAAGCTGCCACCGAAACCAGGGAAGGAAGAGGATGCCCCAAAACTCACAAAATCTGGAAGGCCCTACAAAAAAACCGGTCGAAAGCCTAAGGGCGGCGAAAAGCATATCTGAGTTGCAGGAAATCTGGGCGGCCCATTCGAAGGAGTGGGCCCGGGTTGATCCCGTTTCACTTCGCCGCATCATCGCCGCAAAGGATTTGAAAAAGCTTGAGCTTGCACAAGAGCTTGATGATGCGATGGAAGCGAAGAGGATCGCGGCAAGCGTATTGAAGGATATGTTCTGTGAAACCGGACGCCTAAAGCCAGCTTGGGAGCAACTAGCCGATAGCGACCTAATAGCCGATGAAGTTGCTGACCTCACTGAAGCAATTTTCCTACATTGGCTGAGGAAGCTTGATTGCTGTGATCAATATCAAGCAATGTATCTTTGGGATGAGTATGAATCAGCAATCAGCAAGCGACTACCGCGTGATGCAATGGCGGTTCTAAATAGGGCTTATTTCAAGAAAATCCGCTCAGAATCCATCGCTGCATATAAAGGGGCTCCAGGTGTCTGATAAATTACCCGACATTATCCGCTGGCTTCAGAGCCGCACTGAATCGCTCCGCATGGACTATTCACTGTCCCTCGCGGAGCGCCTTGTAAAATACTACCGCGTTGAGGGGAACCCGGCCAGCTTCAAGGGGTATGAGTGGCAAATCGCTATTTTGAATGATCTACATCCGCGTCAAAGCATTGTAAAAAGGTCCCAGGTCGGGATGACCCTTTTGGCCATGGCAAAGATCATCCTGATTCTGGAGCAGTATGCCATCGTTCCATTTTATGCGATGGATGACGATGGCGACTTCATCGCTGTCCACCCCACCGGAATCTACACGTTTGAAAATGCTGATAAAGTCCACGACTTTTCCTCCGACCGCCTCAAGGGTTTTCTGCACGACAACCCATTTTTACAGGGCCTCCTTGAGGAGGGCGAGGTCGACCAGGTGCGACTGAAGAAATTTGGTAGATCCTCACTCTATCTCGGTGGCCGTCGAAACGTGCAGTCAGTGACGTCGATTCCCGGGAACATCGTCATGGCAGACGAGTGGGATCGTACCTACGACTACACAATCGGTGAGCAGCTCGAGAGCCGTCTCAAGGCCTCCAAGATGTTTCGGGCGAAGTCACAACGTGGACTCTATATAAAATACTCAACTCCAGAGGCATACGGGGTAGGCGTATCTAAAGAATATGACGACTCAGACCAGATGGTTTTCCAGATTAAGTGCCCGGCATGCAACGCCTGGCAGGAAATGCTCTATCCGGATTCCATCGCCAACCATTATGAGCGTGGTACAAACCCTCAGGGGGAGCTGTATTATCGATGTCTTAAGTGTGATCGTCCGCTTGATTGGTCTCGGATTGGCTGCTGGGATCGGGCTCGACCTCTCAAGACCGTGAACTGTGAATGGGTGCCGCGCCGCAGCGACTATTATAATAATGTCACGCGTTATGGTGAGGGGACCCGGGGTTATCGGGTCCCTTGGGCATATTCGGCCCCGGTCGATGAAGTGATGCGTGACCGCGACAAGAAGTCGAAGCTCTATTTTTTCCATCATGTCCTTGGTGAGGCCTTCGCCGAGGACTCCACCGGCCTCATGCCAGATGCCTTCAAAAGCCGCATTGATACCACCTACGAATTTGGACGTCGTCGAGACAACTGGGTTTATGTCATGGGCGTGGACCAGGGGTGTTTTGTGTCGGTATGGGGGATGGTTCCATTTTCCCGGGAAGAGGGACATCAATTTGGGCAATGGGTATTGAGCTATTGGGAACATGTTCCAAATGAGTTTGCCTTCACCAGCTGGCAAGCGGCCGGCAAGGAAACGATTGTCAAGCGCGGGCGCCTCTATGAATTAATGAAAGAATGGAAGGTCGATCTCGCAGTTGTAGATGCTGAGCCAAACCTCAACGACGCTCACAACTTCTCTAGGGAGTTCGAGGAACAGATCTTCGTCAACCATTCGACGCAGATGAAGAATCACGATCCATCCATCGGCTTCAACTGGATCGACTACGACACTGATCAGGATGAGGAGGAGATCTTTGTCGGGCGCATCAGCGAGGATAAGGTGTCGGCACTCGACGCCTATTTCGATTTTGTGCGAGAGGGAAATCTCTTGATTGCCGGGGGTGTGGATGAGGAGTCGCTCGATCGCTATATCGAGCAGCACACTAATATTCGAAAAGTCTTAGAAGAGAAGGGCGGGTCGGCTATAGGACTTCCTTCGCTGATCTCTGTATATCGAGCATTTGGCCCCGACCACTATGGTCACAGTGGGAAATTTGCATTTCAAGCGGCCGTGCTGTGGCACAAATTTCAACGCACGACCGGGCACCTCATCATTCCCGGTGGCGTGCGTGGTTGGAAGATGGGGAAGCAGTATGAAGTGCGATAAATGTGGGAATGCGTGTCTAACACCATATCCAACCGGATATGAATGTTTGATCTGCGGAAACTTTATTTTTGATGAGCAAAATTCAATGCAGCAATGTTGGACACAATTCAAAATCAATGCTCAGTTTACGCAGCTCGATGGGTGGAGTGCAAAAGAACTGCCTATTTCGAAAACCTGGGCGCTCATTGAAGAACCTATACCACCATGGCCTAGATTATTCAGGGAGTTTTGCGGATGTGCATGAGAAACGGCATCGAGTGTAGCGAGCGATCTACCTGCAAAAGCCTTTGTGAGGCGGCTGAAGAGTGGGCGAATCAGGATTATTGCTCTCAATCAGAAATACCAATGCCAACCTACATACTTGAGTCCGCATCATTTAATAATACACCAGCGCGACATAATGTCATCAGGTTTGGGCGGAGCTATGAAATCGATCTCAACCTACTTACCGAAAAACAGCGCGAGGTAATCAACGAAATTTTTTTCCATCCATCGGGTGTACGGCAGAGTTTTGGGGCTGTATCCAAACTATTGCACCTGCGTAAGAATGCCATTTATTGTAGGTATCTCGGCGCCATACGCCGACTGATTGCGAACCTGGACGAATCGCCAGAAGTGAACGATTCTAATCAGGAGTGATTGATGAAATTCCCAAGATTTTGGGCAAAAGATAAACCACAGGCCTCCACAAAGGGGTCGGTGCAGGCTCAGCAAGAGGTTGTCGATCGTTCGACTATCCAGACCGGACGTAAGGCAATCGATACTGGCTCTGGAAGTAGCAACTCAGCGATAGCGCGACAATATCTCGAATATCATGGCCGAGATATGACGTCATTGTTGAGCTACACTTCGATCGATCTCATGAAGATCCTGTTTTCGATTGATAGTACAGCCAGTCATGCTCTCAGCAACTTTCTGCGCGTATTTGACAGCGGCTACTTTATGGTGGTGCGGGATTTTGAGGGGCAGCCACTCGAGGCCGGGCAAGAATTCATTGACATGGTGATTCGGCGATATGAGACGCCGGTTGGCGAGGGGTTCTCCCCCGATACCGCCATTTCACTGCTGTGTTGCAAATCTGTGATCTATGCGCTTTTTCATGGTGCCATGGCGTTTGAGGTTGAGTTCGATCCTGGTTCATTTATGAACCTGGGGATCCATCTCGTCAATCCATCAGACATCGATTTTAAGAAGGATCAGTCGGCCGGCACCGAACGTCTAGTGCCATACTATACCGGTGGCCGCAGCGACGTGCCGATGGACTTCAAGAATTTTCTCTATTTCGCCATCGACCCGCTCCTGGATGACCCGTATGGCACATCGCAGTTCGTATCGGCTATCACGCCTATCATGAATAAGGTTAGGCTTCTCCAGGATTTTGCCCGGGCGCTCCGGAATCTAGGTTTTGATCGCATTGACATCGAGATCGATGAATCTGCGCTCATCGAGGCCTGTAAAAAGCGCGGAATTAAGGATCCTGAGGAGATTGAGAATACAATCAATCGAGTGATTGAGAGTGCTCGTGATTCATTCGCCGACCTAGAGGTGGATGACAACCCTGCTCACCTGTCATCGATCCAGCTCAAACCTCTTGAGGGTCGTAACAGTGGGAGCCAACTCGACGTAGCCAGCATTGTGAATATCATGATGTCGGACATAGCGTCGGGGCTCAAGACGTTCGCTACGATTCTCGGCAAGGCTTTCAATCGATCGTCCGAGGGATATCAGAGCATCGAGGCTCTTCTCTATATCAAAATGGTTGTGGGTTTCCACAAGATTGTCGAGCGCGCCATGGAGAGGATATTCACACTTATCCTGCAGGTTGAGGGCGGGATCCCGGGTGTCGTTGACTTCGAATTTTTGGAACCATCAATCAGGCCGCAATATGAGTCAGCGCAATACTACAATCAATATCAGACCATGTTGTGGCAATCAGAAAAACTCGGATTCGTTAGCCAGGGGGAGTCGGCCCGCCTCGTCCGGAAGATGCTAAGCCTTAAGGGAGACCCACCAGCCGACGCAAAGCGTGATGAAGCCTACACTCCTGGTGCTCAGCAACCACAGAGGGATGCCGGGCAGGAACAGGATAAAGAAAAGAAAAAGCGAGAAACGAAAGACGACCAAAGGACCAAGCCGAATGACAAATAAATGTGAGTTGTGCGGTGGTCGTGGGCTCGAGATTTTCGAAGGCGGGTATGCCGGGTTTTGTCGTGAGTGTTATGGATTTGGAACTGTCATCGATGCACCAATTATCGAGTATTGTCAGTTCGGTTTTTTCACCGCCAAACTTGAAAAGGCCTGGGAACGAACAATGGATGTAATGCAGGACGAGCCAGAGGAAGCCGATGGTAACTCCTGTTGCATGGTAGAGGAGTAGAAAATGTCAGTGCGTAGACCGACTGTAGATGAGCTGAGCTACATCAATAATAGGCTCATCAAGAGCGAGAAAAAGTTGGCGCAGGATGACGCCTGGGTGATCGATGTTGAGGCGGCAAAGAGCGGTGTGCAGACTGCCTATTTTTCATCGCTCTCGAAGAAGTCGATTGAGAACTTTTCGAAAAACACCAACGCCAGAGCGCGAAACAGGAATGCTAAGGCTATCGGATATTATCTGAATCACGATACCGTATCGCGTCTCCCAATGGGTGTGCTGTTCGATGGCAAGACCGCCGAGGATGGTGATCAGCTCGCATTCCAACACAAGGTGTTCCTGCCGGCAAATTTCTCCACGGGTGATGTCAATACGGACGATTATGTTCGCAGCGTCGAATATAGCATGTCGGAAGACGTATCCGTTGGATTTCTTTCAAAGAAATTTATTTGCGACATCTGCAATAACGACATTAGATCCGAAAAATGCAGACACTGGCCCGGTATGCGATACAACGTCGGCACCGAAGATGAGCCCAGATATGTGGTCTGCACCTATACCGTTGATGATGCAAAACTGGTTGAGGTTTCTGCCGCGTGGAAGGGGGCCCTCCCGGGGGCACGCGTGCTAAGCGATAATACTGGCGCCGACAATATCCTTCCCCAGCAGTTCGACATAAAACGGTTCGCCGAGGGGACCTACCTCAGATTTTCCTACTCGGCAAACGGTGGCATTGAGCAGTTAGATGATATCACTGCCCAGCAACTATTGCTTGAAGACCATAATGGAGGATCAGTAATGGAGAATGAATTTGAGGTGAATGAGGACCTGATGCGCGAGTTGGAGGCTGTCGCCGCGCTTATGGGTGATGAGGAATTGACCGAGCAGCACCCCGCAAATTCTGCAGAGCAAGAGGAATCAGAACAATTAACTCCGGAACAGCGTAGGGTTGAAGTCCTGCAGAACAGGGCGGCCGAGCTTGAGGAAGCATATGTCGAACTCCAGGAAGAGATTGAGACATTGAGGGCTCAGTTCGATCGAGCTGTCGAGGAACTCGCCGAATCCAATGCAGTTTCTGAGCGGTATGTTTCTGAGATTGATTCCGAAGTTCACAAACTTTCTATCGGAATCGACGCAGAAATTTATTCCAAGGACGTGGTTGATTCGGTGCTCTCGAAAATGTCTTTGGATGAAAAACTGAGCTATCGCAATAGCTTACGTATCAAGCTCGGGAAAGCACTGCGTACTGGACGGCTTACCACTGATGAAGCACCTACACAACGAACACTCAATGAATCTGTAGACCCCAGTGTCTACCGAACAGGGAGGTAAATATGGCTTGGGGAGCAGCGAGAGTCAACTCGCACAAAGGACTGCTTTTCGGGTATGTGGTTCCTTTTATCCAGTCCACCCTTACCGGTGGAACTGATGAGGGGATCCCCGTGAAGCTGACCGCAAACAAGACGGTCGGGAAATGTTCTGACGGTGATACGTTTCATGCTTTTGTGACGTCAATCGGTAGCGGCATTTGTACGGGCCAGCTCCGAGGCTTCATTGAGGTTTCGTATTCCGGAAATCAAAATCCAGTTGTGGGCCGCGAATATCTGTGTGCCGATGGCGCCGGTAAGGTGCGCTGCGGTGACACGGCAGCCGTTGGTACCATTACCCTCTCTGCTGTGCCTGAGGGTAGGGCGCAGGGTACCATCACGATCTCCGGTGGACTCCCGTCAGCTGATGAAACCATCACGATTGATGAGACTACCTTTACGTTTAAGGTATCCGCAGCTGCAGCTGGCGAAATTACGATTGGGAATGATGCTGATGCATGCGTAACGAACATTGCTGCAAAGATCAACGCCCACGAAGACCTCATTGGTTTGGTAACGGCGGAGGCAAATACTACGGCAGATACCGTTGTTGTCACAGCGGTAGCTCATACCGTTGCCACGGACGACATCGTTTTCACTGAGTCTGCGACGAACTTGACAATGGATGGGACTGGCACTCTTGGTGGAACCAGGGCGGGCGCAACCAATACGTTTGTGATTGATACCACCACATTCACTTTCGTGACTGCCAGGGCAGCCGCTGGCCAGGTAACCGTCGGATCAACCGTTGACGCTACTCTCGTCAATATTGCAGCCGCTGTCAACGCTGATATGACAACGGTAGTTGCGGCTGACGATCCGGATACCGACACCGTTGCAATCACTGCGGTAACGGCCGGAACGGCTGGCAACTCAATCGTTTTCACCGAGTCTTCAAACAATCTCACCATCGATGGTAGTAGTGTTCTAGGCGGAACCACTCCTGGCGCCGACGGCACTGCCGGTCGTGAGTTTCTGGTAACGGATGTCGACACGACAAACAAGGTCGTAACATTTTTCTTTAAGCAATAAGGAGGTTTACCATGGCTTTTGGATCTGCAAGGACCGTTTCGCACAAGGGGCTCTTGTTTGACGGTGGCATCCCCTGTCTTATGAATACGCAGTTCACCGTCGGCACCGATGAAAACAAGCCTGTCAAATTCTCTGCCAACAAGACCGTATCGCTTTGCTCAGCAAACGATCTGCCAGATGGCATCGTGATTTCGATTGGCGAAGGAATCTGCACGGTACAGATGACCGGTTTTGTGACGGTTGCCTATACCGGGAGTGCTCCGACTTATGGTCGACAGAAACTCGAGGCTGATGGCGCTGGTGCCGTGCGTGTTGACGACACTTATGGCCGCGAATATCTGGTGACGGACGTGGACACATCGGCTGCTACGGTCACCTTTTTGATTGGGTAATCATCCATATCTACATAGGAGGAAGTTCGATGAAGTTTGAATTTGGAAGTTATGGGGTTAATGACGTCCCCCTGGATCGAAAAATGTATGAATACGCATATGACCAGGGCATGAGTTTCTCGCAGCTCCTGGAGTACCTGAATCCAACTCAGCCTGGTGATGCCACCGGCCTGGATGCCTTCGAGCGCCAGCTGCAGAGATTCGGGATCCGCACAAAGAACGACGCACGATATGGCATGCCGGCCAGCAAGGGGCAGCTGTTCTTTCAGAGCGGCGTAGCGGCCAGCACAGTGCTTTTTCCCGAGTTCATCAACCGCGTAGCGCGCCGGGCCCTCATCAATGAGGAAAATCAGGTCGACCTCCTGGTCGCTTCCTGGGAGACCCTCACCGGCACGACTGTCTATCGTTCGATCTATATCGACGAGACCCAGGCTAACCGGACCATGAGCCAGATCTCGCAGTTTGGCAAGTTTCCGGTTGTCAACGTGTCCTGGAGCGAGAAGGCGACGACCCTCAAGAAGTATGGTGTCAAACTCGCAATGTCTTACGAATTCGTCCGCCAGGCATCTCTCCCCGTGATCAGCATGTTGATCGAGCGGATCATGCTGCAAAACCGGATTGATGAGATGGGCCTTGCCCTGAAGACCATCATTGATGGTGACGGGGAAACCAAAGAGGGTAGCGGTATTTCCAGCTCCAATCTGTCCACCTACGTTGGGTCTGGTTGTGACAACATCAACGACATCACCTATGTCGCATACCTCAAGTGGCTCCACCAGTTTAATCCTGGCGTTTGCAATGTCATCATCGGCAACCTCAACAGCATCGTGACCGTGATGACCATGCCGAAGCCTTCCGTGGATCCCGTGTTCTTTTACCAGCTGCTCGGAAATATGAAGTCCGACTTCGGTGGTGTGCCTAAGCTGGTGAATCCTCGCCTTGCCGATCGCATCAGCTACATCATCTATGACGATGCCGACGATCACGACCTGATCGGTATCGACAATCGCTATGCATGCATCGGTTACCGGGAAGCTGGGGCTGACCTCACCGAGACCCAGAAAATCATCGACGGTCAGTGGGAAGAAATCCTGATCAGCAATACCGTCGGGTTCGCAAACGTATTCCGTAGCGCAGCCAAGAAACTCGTGTGTGACGCGTAACGCCCTCCTTCGGGGAGCAATATCTAGGGTCGTATCCCTCGCGGGATGCGGCCCTATTTTTTGACACATGCTGGGGGGTGCAAGGATGGAGATTTTTCAGCATATATACGAGGGGATGATTATCGCCTTCATCGTCTTTGTTGGTCAGGATTACTTGAGATTTCGCTTCAACCCCCCATATCAGACGAAAACGGCTTGCGATGATTGTCGACTTGCATGTTCAAGATTTCAGGAGGAACGGTCAGCGAAGATAGATGCTCTCAGTAAGGTGGTGAACGATAGAATGGACCGCCTTGAAAAGTTGGTCATGAAAGCCCTAGACATCGAGGTGTAATATGGCGGATTTACTAACAAACACTGCCGAGTGGATGCCGCTTGTGAGGATGAAGTTGGGTGTCGACGAGATCGACCTGCCTGACGCCACGCTCAACAATGCGATCCTCATCGACATCGCAGAGCAGCGTGTGAAGACGCTATTACCTACGTGGGCAACAGACCTACTAACCTACGAAAGTAATATCAAAATGGCGGCCGCCACCTTTCTCGCCGCCGAGTGGACTGAATGGTGTGAGCGTAATACGCCGACGCTCGAGTATGAGGGGCCGTATCGCAGTGAACGTGCAAAGATCCGATGGGACGACCGCCATCGGGATCTTGTAGCTGAGGCCTTCAAATATCTTGGGAAAGTGGATTCTACGATCGCGCTCTACAAGACCGTCGCGACCGTGATCTCCCCGGCAACAGAGCTGTTTGCTACAGACTAGCGGAGGGCGCCATGTCCATCCATCACCAAATTGAGAAGTTCTTCAAGCAGAAGATGGGGCTATGGCAAAGCCTGCCGCGATTTCAGCGTGTGTCTGATGGTGCATTCATATACGGATACATTCGCCGGGCCCCGCTGCCATCCAATCCATTCCTCTCGGAAAATGTGATGCTTGGTTCCGCATCCGGAGAGGTCGTAATAAATAATGGTGATCTAATTTTAGACCGCTCGAGTTCGAAGCGGTTCTACGTTGTTGCGAACGATGCCTCTTATATCCAGGGGCTGGTTTGTCGCTATGACTTCCAGGCATATATTGCGAACGATCTTTTTACGATTCAGCGGGCAGTCGATTCCGCACAGCGGGATCCATTTGTGCATCGTCCAGTAACATCTAATTTCCAGACGATACAGTCGAACGTCTATGGTGTGCTCGGTACTGATCGGTATTATTTGGATATGAAAAGCTATACCGAGGAAGAGACATCGCAAAAATTCATTTTCCATAATTATCTGTCAATCAAACAGGGTGACCGTTTCCTGTCGTCATCTGGCCGCGAGTATATCGCAAAACTGAATGAATTCAACATCCTCGCTGGCTATCTTGTCAAGACGATCATCACAGTAGGCACGGGCGGTTAGATGGCAAATAGAAGTGGGGTATCACTCATAAGTATTGCGGATTGGTGGACCAGCTACAAGCGCTTCACCGGCCTTGTGCTTGTTGAGTGCTACACGGCCATAAGCGAAACCCGTGAGCAGTTTTTTAACACATTAATCGAGACCTTGGGGTCGGTGCCGCCATCAGGTGGGAAACCAGAGACCATCGGGTCCGGATACGCGCCAGCCTGGCAAGAACTCACAAAGAAATGGGTGAAAGAGAAGACGCGTCGCGGGCTGGATCTAAATATAGGGACAGCGCTTGGTAAGCGTGACCCGGGGCTTCAGGCCTATCTCATTTCAATCGGCCAGCAAGAGGTCGCACCGATATATACCGAAAATTCGATAGTCGCGATTGATGTGTTTACGCAGCCAGGAGATGTGAGCGGGTATGTGAATGGTAGTGCCAACGACCCGCTCGCAAAAATGTTTTTCCTAGAATTCGGATTCACCGCTAGTGGGCGGAAAAAGGATGGGACCGAGGTCCATACTCATATTCCTCCGCGCCCCTTTTTTTACCCCACATTACGCTGGTATCAGTTCATGGCGAAGAGTGGCGATGAGCTGATCATGAAACCATACATCCAAGCCCTTCACAGGGCAAAGGCGATCATCTATGGCTCTTGATCCGACCCTTTCAGTGTCGAACATGCGCGGGTCTGTACGCAAGCACATCTATGAGAAGATAGGTAAGTACCATGCGCTTGGCTACCAGTATGAAATCGTTATAGAGACTGAGCAGGCGGACTTTGACGCGTTACAGCGAACTACCGGGCAGTGGTTTGTTTTAGAGTTCGGCACATCTAGGATCAAGCCCAAGATGCCAGTGATGATTACGCTCACCGCATGTGCCCGCGGGAATGATAGCCCGTATCAGATAGAGGCAATGATCGACGCCGTGCGAGATGTCATGGCGCCTGGAACGATTTTTCCGCTGTATCGGTTCGACACGCAGTCCATTGTCAGCGGCTTTATGGTCGATGACGTGATGGAGGGACCTACCGTGCCTCAGCCTGGCGGCGGTTTCAACTGTGTCATTACCATTATGATGAGAGTTGGCGTCGTTGCCTAACTCGAAACCTAACAAAGATGGAGGTTTAAAATGGCAAGATCTAGAAGCTATCAGGCCGTAACCCAGGACAGCACTAAGCTGCTCATCGGCCTTATGCAGGTTCGTATCAGCAATTTGTATCCTCACAGCTCCGCTGCCTCGGCAGATCGCACTGACGCTTACGCGCTGCAGAGTGCCGCGATGCCCGTGACACCCACATTCAGTGGTACCTATTCTGGGTCCAAGGCCGGTACATATATCGTCGAAGTCACAGGTACCGGCGCCACGTTTAAATGGACGGATCCGGAAGGCAATGTCACGACTGGTGTGTCTCTGGCAACCGACCCGACTCTCCTTGAGGATGGGGTCTCCGTCGCTTGGTCCGCTGCAACTGGCGCGACAGTTGGTCAGAAGTGGGTTTGTGGTGTGCAGCCTGCCGGCACGTCAACTGCTATTCAGGTTGGTACCGTTGCTACATACTCCTACCTGGATTCTTCACATTCTATCGGCGCCTTGCAGTCGGCCCAGCTTTCCGCTGATATCACCACGAAGGAACACTCCTCGGGCTACCCGGCAGTGGTTGACTTGGTTATCACCGAGTCTTCGAACATCAATGTCGAAGTGAACATGGAAGAGTTCGGCAATACTGTGAACGCTCCTCTTCTCGCTGCAATGCTTGAGGCCATCAACAGTGGTCAGGTTTATGCCTGCAGTGTTGAGTGCATCGGTCAGTTTGCTAACGGCGACGTGAAATCGTTCTGGATTCCGAATGCGAACCTGGTTCCCAACTTTAATGTAAACCCTGGAAATGATTGGGCTGGTACGCCGATCAAATTCAAGGCCGTTGCTCAGACCGGAACCGACTACACCTCAATGAAACTCATCTACATGAACGACTATGCAAACGACTAACAGCGTTGCGGTTTTTTGATGCTCATAACGAGCATATGGACGGGGTGTGAGTCAATGACCGCACCCCGCTTTTTTAATTTCTGGATATGGAGTGATAGATGGAAAAGGTAGAGACGTTTGAGAAGATCGGTCCCCACATTTATAAGACAAAATTCCTCGATGGTTCCGAGGTAGAGATTAGATTGGTGTGGGCAAAGACCAACGTAATCCTCAAAAAAATCATGGGCTTCAGCGTTGAGATCAAGACGGCCCTCCTTACTCTCCTCGATGGCGACACCCGCGGTGCAATACAGGCGGCCATCGCCTCAATCTCAGATCAGATGATCTACAATTTTTTTGATGACGTAAACGAGATCGTGTGCCGGGCACTCGACGAGTATGATGAAAAGGGAAAACTCGTCAAGGCCGGTGATACCACTCTCATGAATCCGGAAGATGTAAAGGCTGTCATCGAAGTGGTGATAGCTGACATCATGGATCTCCTAAAAAACGTGCTGGGGCCGGTGAAGGCGGCGACAGTGATCCCGTAGAGCCCGGCCAGGAAGACGAGCTGTTCGATATCGACATGGAGGAGATGATTGCCATCATCTGCGAGTTCGATGCCGACCGCATGTTCCGGATGAAACGCACAATCCACGAGGAGGGCATCGTGGAACTCATGAAGTGGAAAGTGCGTCAAATCAAGCGCGAGAACCCAGAGTTTGACGAGGAAGGAAATATCGTAAATCGGAAACCAAAGAAAAAGAAGGGGTCCAACACGATCGATGATCTAATGTTGGCATCGCAGGTATTTGCGAGGGGATCTGCATAATGTCTGAGTTCATTTCGGTAGGATTTAAGGGTCAGTGGGATCAGTCCGGTGACCAGGGCGTATTGGATGCGGTTAAGAAAATTGCTGCAGAGATCAATAAGATGCTCGAGGGTGCCGTCAATTTTGCATCGACGGTAAAGGGTATCGAGGCGATCGCTGCGGCTTTCGACAAGATCACAAAATCCGCGGATAATGTCGAGGCCGCTATGCGTGCGACCAAACGCGCCCAGGAAGAGGAGGAGCGTAGCGTCCACAATCTCATTACCGCATACAAATTCCTGGATGAGATCGCCTCGAAACCTCGTTCATCCACTGCAGTCGGCGCCAAGCTTGAGATGGAAAACCGCGCAAAAGCAATCAAGATGTTGCGCGAACTGGAGCGCAAATCTGATGATGAGGCGGTGAAGTCTTGGGCCAGGGGCCAGTGGGAACGCCAGCTCCAGACCATTCGATCTATCAATGCCGAATATAAACGTGCCATTGAGGGCAGTGGGGCCCTCGCGAAGAGCCAGGATGCTGCAGCAGCTGCCGCTGAGCGGATCCGATCAGAAATCGTTCAGGTAAATAAGGAAATCAGGAAGTGGGGGAGCACCTCCTTGCGTGGTGAGGGTGTCGAGCGGCAGATCGCCGGCTACGAACGTCTCAAGGTTCTTGTGAAGGAACTTGGCGATATAGGCTCCATGGGCGTAGCGGAAGCTGCGGCTGAGGTTAACCGATATTCGGCGAGAATTAGGGAACTGCAAAAGGTTCAGGCCGCATATGGGAAAATAGCCGAATCCGATAGCACCGCGGCGAAAAATGCCAGGCGGGCCGAATTGCTCGAGCTTGACAGGCTTCGCCAGGAACATGAAAAACTGAATACATCCCTTGCGAATGTTCCACAGGATGGTGCTGCGGCAAATGTAGCCTTGCGCACCAAACTCGAAAAGCAACTCCAAGGGATAATCCTTAAGCGCATCGAGCTTGGGGATCGCACCCGGGATGACCTTGCAAAAGAATACGAACAGATTATGAGGAATGCCTCTGGGGTCGACCGGCTCCAGCAGGAGCTGGCCATTCTCAAGGCCACCATCAACTCCCCGCTGCAGAGCGAGAACCTGCTCGCTTCCATGCAGAATCGCATCAAGGCTATCGATCAGGCCATAAAAGTCGCTGAACAACTCAAGAAGGTTGGTGGGGCAGACGGCGCGACCGGCACAAAGGTGCTCGCCGACATGAAGAATGAGCGTAAGGCCATGGATGATCAAATGAAAATTATCATCCAGGACCAGATTAAAGAAATCGATCTCCTCAAGAAGGAAGAGGAAGTCGTTGAGCGCCTTCGCCAGAAATATAACGCACTTCGAAAAGACGCAGCCATGGGTGTGGCGGATAAATCTCATGGCAGTCTCCTGAGTTCACAGGCAGATCTTCAGGAGTCTATGAAGACTGCGAGGGATCTCTA